ACCCAGTTGGTTCGCGAGCTGTCGCGCGTTTGCGTCAACGTCATCGGTAAACTCAACAAAGTCCTGGCCGGATTCTTGAATCTGAGCTTGGAACAGACCAAGCGATTGATCGATCTTGTCGATACCCTGAACGGCTTTTGTGGCGTCTACTTCGACTTCAATGTTGATCTGTCCGTCAGCCATTTTGCGCCCTATCCCGGTTTGCGTATTCTTGAATCTTGCGACGGATCAACGCCTCTTTGTTGCCTGATACTTTTCTCTTTATGTCCTTCGGTGCCATGTTTTCAACACGCCAAGCTGCCATGAGTTTGATCTGGTCTTCCTTGGGCAACTCATAAAACCAATTAGGCTCCCTGCCCCAAAGCCGCGCTATCTTCAGTGCTAACAGATCCAGCCCGCCTTTCTTCAGGAAACGTTTCCGCCTGTTCGGCGACCTCCTGTTCTTTAGGTATAAGCTCCCACAGTTCAAGGAACAGCGGCAAGGCATTCTCATATAGCGACGGCAAATCACACTTCTGTCGCAACAACCATTCGAGCACATCGCCGCCATAGGCCACGATCTCGCCGCTGGCCAGGTCATAGATCGGGGCACCCCTATCGTTTTCCTTAGACCAGCAAAGGCCCACCGCAGCAGCGCTAAGCCTTGCCAACTTGGCGCGGCTCTTTTGGTTTGCGCTGTACTCTGAAACAAGATCATTGATTGCCACAAATGAACGCGGCGCTGTCAGCTTGACTTCACCGAGTCCTTTGATGTTTATAGATTCCCGCATGAGTCCCTCCAGGCGGTTTAGTTATCAGGATTGGCCGGTGTAAGTTACGCCGCCATAGACCTCGCCCTGTACGTTCAGCACATCGGGGTCACCTTCCGAAAAGTCAGCCGTGAGTAAGACCTTCGCAAAAATAGCGGAGCCGTCAGCGTTGTCACCTAAATCAGTGCCTTCGATTTCCATGGTCACAGTGCACAGAAATTGCTCGAACCCTGCGCCGCCAGTGCTGGCCAAAGGCGAGCCGGCTTGTGTGCCGTTGATCCAATCTAACAGAACGCTTGATCCTGCATTTGTGAACTCGCGAAAGTGAACGCTGAAAGACAAGGTTCCAACTTGATCATCGCCTTTTCGCAATCCGACAATGCTACCGCGATCTCTGATCACAACGCGATCTTCGTCTGGGCCAAGGGTATTGGCTGAGAAGTTTCCGTCTTCGTATGTGACGACAAGCGAAATTGGGGCGCCGTCCGTGAGTTTGATAATTCCGTCCCTGCGGACCTTTACTGCTTGACTAACTGCCATGATGCTCTCCGGGTGATGTGATTAGTGTATCAAAGTTTTAGTTCAGACCAGCCGGTATTTTTATCGGCTTCAAGATCTAAGCTGGTGACGTTGTTCGCGGTTGCGTTCAATATGTTTATGAGTAACTCGGTTTCAAAGTCTGGGATAAGCTGAGTCTCAATGTCATCGACTACAGTCATCCATAGCGGCGATGTCTCGCCAGACTTTTGCACGTATTCAGCATAGAAATTCCCGACGCTTTTAGTGCTGTAGGGATCGCCGTTTTTCTTTGTGCCGGTGCGCGGTTGCACTGTCGCATTATTGATCAGCGTAAATCCGTATTTGTAATTGTCTTCGCCGCGCTGAAGGTGATCAACCTGCCAAGAGTTTCCAGACGTGCCGCGTTGTTCTTCTGGGTAGTAGGGGCCATACTTAAAACCCTTCCACACATCACCACGAATCAACTCTAACGAATCCGCCGCGAGCGTTTGCATGGTTTCGGCGGTGGCGTCGTCTATCGCGTTTATAAGCTTGGGCAGCTTGATCGAGGCTGTAATCTTTCCAGACATTAGAATGCCCGCCTAATGGCTGCGGCTAACCGTTGCGCCTGTGTGCGCTTGCGTTCAGCGCGGGCAATAGCCGCACCGCTTATGACTGGCGCTCTGCCTTGTCCCGCTTGCTGTTGAGCTTGGCGCTGTGTCAAGCCTTGGGCCTTCAGCGCCTCAATCTCTTTCTGTGTCTTGTCAATCTGTGCTTTCAAACGCGACACAAGGCGCGGCTTTCCAGCGTTCCAGACCTTGGGCAGCAGCTTGTGAAACCAAGGCTCTCCACCCGCCGCCACAGAATGCGAACCCTTCCGCACGATCCAAGCTGAATAATACACAGGATTCTCAAACACGATAGCCACTTGGCCAGGGTTGCCTTTTAGAAAGTAGGACCAGCCCGCGCGGCTTGTGCCGGTTCTTACAGGCCAGTTCATCTTGATGACGCGCATTTGGGCGTTGGCTTCTTGCGTCAAGATCATCGACTCAGTCGGCACCAATGCCCGCGATCCTTTATTGACCTTCCGAATGTATGCGTCGATCTCTGGAAGCTTTGCGGTGGCTCGTATTTTGCCGCGCCCACTCAGCTCGTCTTTTAGTGACTTAGACAACGCCATCAGATAACCAGGCTCAATTCATAGGTGACGTTTAGTGTAAACGTCGTAATCAAGAAAGCACCACCGCCTTGATAGGCGTGGGAAGCAGGCGAGAATATGATCGCGCCCT